ATACATTCCACACTTCGAAAAAAAATGTGTATAACGATATTTGAAACAAAGTTGCATAAAACTTGCAAAAAAACATCAATTTTGGCAATAAAGAAGGCGTTTTTCAATGGCAAAATACAGTAAAAAAGAACTAAGGAGCTTTCTAAGCATACAGGCAAACTACCTAAATTCATACATTTCAAAGGGTAGTGTAATTGTTAACGAAAATAACGAGATAGACGACCGTGTTCCAGAAAATGCAGACTTCATTAAGCGGATGTTGGATCGCAAAAAACAAAAAGAAAGGAAGGAAAAAGCGGAAAAAGGTGTCAAAGACGGAAATGAAGTTGCAAAAGATAATGTAAAAGTTGATGCAAATTTGGAAAATCGCTATTCAGAACGTGCAAATGAGTTGCAAGACGAGATAAAAAACCAGAAATTTAGCACTGATCTTGAAGGAAAGACCGCTTATGAACTAAAACAGATTAAGGAAAAGCGCGAAATCGAGTACAAAGAGACTCAAATTGCACTTAACGAGATTAAGAGGCAAAAGCTCGAAGCTGAATTAGTGCCAACTGACTTGATACGTTCACTATTCGCGCGTAACGCTAAAAGCATTACAACTGCATTTCACCAGGAGTTAGATACTTACATCACCAGATTGCAGGCTCGATTAAAATTGAGTAGTGAAGAGGTGTCGAAAATGCGTAAAGAAGTGATCGAAACAACCAACAAGGCTATTGAAGATGCTACGAGTCAAAGTAAAGATGACTTAAAGAAGATAGTTGAAGAGTATTCCAACAAACGAGAAAGAGGGGAGCGAAAATGACAGATCAAATAAGTTTAGTTTCACGTCTCGAGAACATACTCGAAGGTCAAGATCATAGGATAACAAATATTACACCTTCGCAATGGGCAGAGGAAAACCGAATATTGACACCGGATGAGACTTAATTTCCTGGTCCGTTTAGTTTTCAAAACTCACCTTATTGTAGAGAGATATTAGATTGTGTAGATGTTAACTCACCAATTAAGCGAGTAGCAGTAATGAAGGGTGCGCAAATTGGGTTTTCAAAATCAGTAATTGAAAATGCAATTGTTACATTATTGCAAATGCTCCAGGCCCTTCAATGTTGCTTACAGGCCACAGCGATTTAAGCGCGGAGGCGATGGATAAGGTTGATAAGATGATTGACCGATCAGGATTACGACCATTGATTAGGCCGAACACGAATAGAGTTAAGTCACAAAAGACCGGAGACACAAATAAGATAAAAGAGTTCCCGGGTGGTCACCTAATAATGGGAAGCGCAAATCACAAGACGCTACGCCAACGTGATGTTAGGTATATGTTTGTTGATGATTTCGAGGCTATGAAGTCAAAGACTAAGGAGTCAGGCGCAACTACTGACATGGTAGAGCAACGATTGGCGGCTTACTTTGCCAAGATGAAACTGTTCTATATTTCTACTCCAGAACTAAAGACCGGTTCCAACATAGAGCAACAATTTTTAAAAGGCGATCAAAGAAGATATTACGTGCCTTGCCCTTTGTGCGGTGAAATGATAACTATTGATTGGAACTATGAAGATGAGGAAGGAAATGTATCTGGAATAGTATGGAAGTTAGACGAAAACGAAAAAGTCATTAAAGGAAGTGTAGGTTGCGTTTGTCCGAAATGCTCCGGCTTTTTTGACGATAGCGATAAACCCGAAATGCTTAACAACGGTGAATGGAGGCCAACGGCTGAACCGGTAGATCCCGAATACAGAAGCTATCACATTAGCTCACTATATTCAGTTGCCGGAACATACACCTGGGAATATTACGTCCGTAAGTACTTAGAAGCTAACCCGCCAAATGGTGAACGTAAAGAGGCCAAGCACCAAACGTTCGTCAATTTAGTATTGGGTGAAACATTCGAACCTGATAAGAAAGAACCTAAAGCAAATCAACTACAAAAGAACATTAGAGATTATAGCCCCGGAACAGTACCAGACGAATTGAGTCAAAAAGACGGAAACGGTCGAATAGTGTTCTTGACTTGTGCGGCTGACTTCAATGGGAAAGAAGAAGATGCACGAGTTGATTATGAAATAGTAGCATGGAGCGAGAATGGTAGTAGCTATTCTGTTGATCACGGTTCTATCGGTACGTTCATTAATTTGGAATATCGTAAAAAACACAAAGTTGATCGGGAGCATTGGACTTATAGACATAATGATCAAAAGTCAGTTTGGCCAGAGTTGGAGCGAATATTACTTTCTGACTACAAATGTGAGAGTGGCCGAACAATGAAGGTCTTTTACAGCGCGGTGGATTGCGGGCACTTTACAACTTTCGTTCACGAGTTCATTGAAAAGAGCAACGCTAACGTAATAGGTGTTCGCGGGCACGCACCGCATAAGTTTACGAGCATAGACAGTAATTTATTGCCTTTCTTTAGGTCAAAAGAATACAACAAACAAATGATTTGCCGCGTGAACACCTATAAGGATAGACTTGCAGACGCAATGACTTTGACGTTTGACGATAGTTTTGAAGAAAGCCAGCATTCGGAATTTATGAATTTCCCAACACCGACAGACGGCAAGTACACTTATAACGGTTACTTCGCGCACTTTGAAGGAGAGGCAAGACGAGTAACAACTAAAGGTGAAAGTGTAGCTGTTCGATGGGAGAAAGTTAATTCAGCCGCGCAGAACCACTTCTGGGATTGCAGGGTTTACAATCTTTTCTTGAAGGATTACATAATTCAGGAAATGGCTAAGGAGTTTAAGATGCGTCACGCCACATGGGGTGACGTAATTCAAAAAGTGTTTGGTTGATTAAACATTCAGTTTATGCTATATAAGAAAAACACTATATTTGTAATTAATTAAAATTAAAATAATTACTTTTGTAGTAAAGCATTAATAATAATCTCATTATGGCAGCAGTACCAACTGAAAGAGTTTCTAAAATTGTCGGCTATCAATTAACAGCCGGTGACTTTTCAGAAACATCTCCAAACTTGCCGCAAAGAGTAGCGATATTCGCAGAAGCTAACACTTCACATCAATCCTCTCTTTCGACAGATCCAAAATTAATCACAAGCGCAACGCAAGCGGGTAAATTATACGGGTATGGAAGCCCTATTCATCAAATAATGCGAATACTAAGACCAGTTAACGGTGGTGGTATTGGTGGCATTCCAACAGTTGTATATCCGCAAGAAGAGCCATCGGGCGCAACACCTAAAACTATTGATGTAGATGTGACGGGCACAGCAACTGCTAACGCTACTCATACATTGATAGTATCAGGAAGGCGCGGAGTTGACGGAAGTCTATATAATTTCACGGTAAACAAAGGCGATACAGCTAATGATATTGCGGTTAAAATTGAAGATGCAATTAACAACGTACTTGGCGCACCAGTTATGGCGACATCTGCAACGAGCACAGTAACAGCAATGTCAAAATGGGCCGGATTAACAGCTGACGATATTACTATTTCAGTTGACACGAATGAAAATGGAGCCGGTATTACTTACGCGGTAACATCAAATCAGTCAGGAGCTGGTGAGCCGTCAATTGGTGACGCGCTTAGTAAGATTGGAAGCACATGGGAAACTATCGTTATTAACGGTTACGGAACTAACGAGACTGTTATGGACGCGCTCGAAGCGTTTAACGGTGTTCCTGACGCTGACAATCCGACAGGACGTTATACCGGTACTATCATGCGTCCTTTTGTCGCGCTTACGGGTTCAACAGTTGAAGATCCTTCGAGTATAACAGACAGTAGGGTTGATCAGGTTACAATTTCAATTGCAGCTGCTCCACTATCTAATGGATTGCACTTTGAAGCAGCTGCGAACGTATGTAGACTATTAGCACGTCAAGCACAAGACTCTCCTCACTTAGATATTTCAGGCCAAAACTACCCTGATATGCCAGCACCACTTGTTATCGGAAAAATGTCAGACGCAGGAGAGCGTGATTTCATTGTAAAGAAAGGCTGTTCAACCGTAGATTTAACGAATGGTAGTTACGAGGTTGTTGATCAGGTAACAACTTATCACCCAGAAGGAGAAGTTCCGCCTCAATATCGCTACGTTCGTAACTTAATGATTGATTTCAACATTCGATACGCTTACTACTTACTTGAATTAGTTAATGTAGTAGATCACGCTATTGCTGCTAATCCTGACGTTGTTAACGCTCGAAAGGTTGTGAAGCCAAAGCAATGGAAAGCGGTATTGTTTAGGTTATCTGAAAGTTTAGCAGAACGCGCTTTAATAGCAGACGTTCCATTTATGCAGGATAGCATTACAGTTGATATTTCAGCTACAAATCCTGATAGAATGCAAACCTTCTTTAGGTATAAAAGAACTGGTTACGCACGCATTAGTGCTACTATTGCAGAGGCTGGTTTTAATTTTGGAAACGCATAAAATTATAGATAATGAGTTCATTAGCAGGTGACATATTAGAATTAGGCTACTCCAATGATGAGGTTGGATCTGGTGTATTTTACCCTAAGTCCGGTGAGGATTCTACAATGAATGCAGGCGGGTTTAATAGCGCAGACGACTCTTCAAATGTTGATGGAGCAGGACAGCCTATTCGCGTGATGAATAGAGTGCTTACCACATTAACAGCGGTAATTGCCAACGACACGCAAAACAGAAATGACTTTGAAAATGCTCGTGCATTAAAGGAGTCAACAGCTGATACCACTTGGACAGTAACGCATATTAGTGGAACGGTATATGAAGTGACAGGTTATATTGCCGGTGATTTGGAAGAGAATAAAAATGCAGGTACATTTGAGCTGACAATTGTAGGAACTAAAGCAAAAAGAATAGAGTAATATGGAAGATATAACTAACAACAATGAAGAATTAGTAAGCAAAGATGTTGCGGTTCAGGAGTTAGAAGCCTGGATTGAGGATAGGAAAATATCCGAATCACAAATTGACGATTTGGAACAAGCTAAAGATATTTTGCTTGACAGTCTTAAATCAGGTGATCTGACAATTGAAGAGAACGGCAACTTATTACAGAGGCTGCACAAACCTTTAGGAAGTACAGATGCTTTGAACTACAAATCACGCTTAACAGTAGCAGACGTTCAGTCCGTTAGAGGTGGTGACAGTTCAGATGCATTTAATTTAATGCTTCGTTACGGTT